GAGCATTTAGCCAGTGAATTAGAAAAACTGCAGACAGACATAGAGGGTGGCAAAGCCCCCTACGATCAACAGCAAAAGCTAACACTAGAATTTTATGAAAAGCGTATTACTAATTTAGAAGAGAATATAGAGAAGCTGCGAAACGGTGATGGTTGAGTTAACTTTTGTGTTGCTGTTAGTTATGGGGGGTGAAAAGGTGGAATACACGCCCTATCAATCCTTATCCGAATGTTTGTCCGTTCGTCGTAAAATAAAACGAAACGTAGGACCAACCAATAACTTTGATCAAAAATGGTCATGTAAAGAGCTAAAAGTCAAAGTGAAGGACGGAGAAATATTAGAATTTGTAAATTGAAGAAACCAACAAACGAGGAATAAAAATGATTGCAGAAACCCTTGCGGGTATTGCCTTAGTAAAGAGTGCCGTAGACGGGATCAAATCTGCAATAGGGACAGCGAAAGACGTTGGAGAGATTGCAGGACACATAGACAATCTCTTAACTGGTGAAAAACAAGTACAACAACAGAGGGCCAAGAAGTCTGGTGTTGGTGTAGGTGATCAGTTTGGTATCAAGTCTGTCGCACAAGAAATCATAGACGCACGACTTGCACAAGAACAAGTCCAAGAAATGCGAACCATGATAGACATGCGGTTTGGTCCCGGCACTTGGCAAAGCATAGTGGACGAACGGGCACGACGCATACAACAAGCAAAAGAAGCAGAAAGAGCGGCAAGGATTCAAGCAAGACGCGAACATGAAGAGTTCATGGAAGGTTTGAAACAGTCAGCGTTAGTTAGTTTAGTTATAGCTGTAACAATGGGCCTGTTCTTTGCATTACTTGTGTTTCTCCCAAAATAACTTGACTAAACAAAGTTTTTAGATTATAATAAATTCAGAGGGAGAAATTATGAAACAACTTGCAAAAGAGGCTTTAAGACACAGAATTGAAGGGCAAAAGAAAAGTGCTGAATACATTGTTACAAATTATCTTAACAATCCGACAGCGATTGGTGAACATCCCGATTTGCTTGCGGAGATTGAAACGGCTCTTAAAGATTGGGATGAAGCGAATGGTAAATTGGAAGCGTTGGAAAGCCTTGAAGAAGATAGATATCAAGCGTTGTTTGATTAAGTATGTTGGCTGGGGTTTGCTGTATTGCGGCAAGCCCTTTACTGCGATTGGAAATTGGTTTTGGAAAAAGCACAGAGCAGTATTAGATCGAAACGAATAATACGACATCAACCAAAAAATACAATGTACAAAAAAGACGACTTGGTTAAGGTTGCAAACTTACCCGGTGGTATGAAACGATACAAATTAAAAGGCAGCAAAGCACATGGCTAGTACATATCTGCAACTTGTAAATGAAGTCCTTCGTGATATGAACGAGGTTGAACTGACCACTGCTACGTTTGCTAGTTCTCGTGGTGTTCAAACTACTGTAAAGGATTACATCAATCGTGCAATAGCAGACATCATAAATTCGGATTTAAACTGGCCTTTCACTCATGCAAAGGGTTCTGTAGATGTAATTGCAGGTAAAGCTCTTTACAGTCACGCTTCAATAGCAACCACGTTAAAATATGTAGACTACGACAACATGTTCTTGCAACCAAAGAACTATATTACCAACGGCACATATGAAGTGGATGGATCTTCAAGTATAGCAGGGTGGACAACAGTAGGTGGCACACCCGCTGCAAGCACAAAATTTGGTAATACACTTTTGCTCACAAGTGCTGAAGCAACTCAAGAGATAACAGATTTAATTGTGGGTCGTTCGTACACAGTGTTAACACAGACAAGTGGGGCCACCCTCACTCTTGAGATTGGAACGAGTGCAGGTGGGGCACAAACAAAGTCTAGCACACTAACTGTAACTAATGCTAACGAAGTTTTGCTAACAGAGACAACTTTTACAGCAACAGCAACAACACATTTTGTTAGTTTTACAGAGGCTGCAGGAAGTGCTGCATTTGTAAAGCTTGTAACGCTCAGTGAAAACCTAAACCCCGTACCTTTGAAGTATCTTTCGTACGAAGAATACACAGAACGATTTAGAGAAAGAGATTCCAAAGCAGATGTGGACAAGTTTGGTGATCCTCAATACGTGTACACGACGTATAATGATGAGATTGGCCTAACACCCATACCAGATACAAGTAACAGAACTCTTGAATTTGATTACTATGTAACAAACACCGCTTTATCTGCAGCAACGGACACAGGTATCATACCCACACGGTTTGAACCCGTGATAGTATCACGAGCGAAGTATTACACTTACATGTTCCGTTCTGATACACAGACAGCACAGTTTGCTTTGAAGGAATACGAAGACAACTTGAAACGTATGCGTGTCGAGTTGCTTAACAGAAAAGATTACATGAGAGCAGTCTAATATGCCTGATTTAGAACTTCAGGGTGTTTCCCCGTTATCATTCAACTGCGAGGGTGGACTCGTATTAAACAGATCCACCTTTATTATGCAGCCCGGACAAGCTCTTGAGTTGGAAAACTTTGAACCAGACGTTGGTGGGGGATACAAACGTTTGTTAGGGTTTAGACCTCTTGTAAATCAAATTGTACCAGAAACAAACGTTTCATCAGAGGCTGTGCTACTATCAACCAAGTTTAGTAACTTTGTGTTGGCGGCTAGAGGCGAAAAAATATTTAGCTCCGCTTCGACAGAGTTATCAATAAAAATAGTATCCACTACAGCTATGACAGGAGCGGGAACTATTACAGTTGATAGCACATCAGGATTTAGTGCTAGTGGCACAATTCAAATAAATTCAGAAATATTTACATATACTGGTAAATCTGCAGGTGCATTTACAGGCGTAACAAGGGCGACGGGTGGCACGACAGCAGCCAATCATGCGGTTACAGATGTAGTTTCAGAAACGTGGACAGCTAGAGATACAGGAAGAACCAACGCTGCACGATACAACTTTGAGAAATACAATTTTGATGGTAACGACAAAATAATAGTAGTTGATCAAACAAACAATCCAACAGTATTCAATGCGTCGTTAACAGCCACAGACATTTCACCAGCCAGTGGAACGGGTCAATCTACACAGTTGTTAGTTGCAGCAGCTTCTGGCACAGGCATGACAGGTGCTGGTACACTAACGGTAGTTGATACCTCTGCATTTAATAGTTCCGGTTCTTTGCTTATAGGGTCTGAAACATTTACATACACTGGTAAATCTGCTACTACATTTACAGGTGTTACACGAGCAACTTCTAGTAGTGTTGCGGCAGATCATGCTATAGGGGATATTGTATTAGACTTGTTTCCCCCAACAGTGGGCGGTGCAAAGTTTGTGGTGGCATTCAAAGAACATATGTTCTATGCTGGGATGTCAACTAATAAACAAGAAATTGTATTTAGTGTCCCGTTTGATGAAACAAATTTTTCCGCTGCTTCCGGTGCTGGTAGCATACGAGTTGATGACGAAATAACCGGATTAAAAGTTTTTAGAAGTGATCTATTCATATTTTGTAAGGACAGGATATTTAGATTATCAGGATCTTCACAAGCAGACTTTGCCATTGTTCCTGTCACGAGAAACATCGGTTGCATAAACGGGTTTAGTATCCTTGAATTTGCGGGTGATTTGGTTTTCTTAGGTCCAGACGGACTTCGCACAGTTGCTGGTACTGCTCGTATTGGTGACGTTGAGTTGGGAACAATAAGCAGTAATGTACAACAATTATTTAGGGACAATCTTGATGATGCTAGTGCGTTTGTCTCTTTGGTCATACCCGATAAAACGCAATACAGAATATTCTTTTCAAAATCCACAGGTATAGCTAGTGCGACTATAGGTGTGATTGCAGTGATGAAAGGACAGGCGTTTGAGTTTTCTACGATGAAAGGCATACGTCCCGCCTGTGCAGATACTGTGATTGAAGATGGTGACGTTATTGTTTTACACGGCGGTTTTGACGGGTATGTTTATAGACAAGAAAAGGGCAACACGTTTGATGGCACCCTTATAAACGCAAAGTACAGAAGCCCAGATTTGAGTATGGGCGATCCGGGTGTTCGTAAACACATGCAGCGTGTTAATATAAACTATGCACCGGAATCTACTATCGATGCTGACTTGTTTGTTCGGTATGATTATGAATCAAACACATCAACAAGACCTGCTGCATATCCTTTAGATAGTACCAATGTTGCGGGTATCTACGGGACATCAGTCTATGGCAGTGCAGTTTATGGTGGACCTTCACAACCTATTGTTAGAAAAGCAGTAGAGGGTTCAGGGTTTGCAGTTGCTTTGCGGGTAGAAGATGGGGCAGCCACAGCCCCATACACTCTAAAAGGGTTTCAATTAGAATTTCAAGTGGGAGCGAGAAGGTAAATGGGCGCAAATTATACACGGCAGTCCACATACACTGACGGTGATACAATCAGTGCTGCCGATACCAACGATGAATTTGACCAACTGCTTGCGGCGTTTGCAGCAAACACAGGACATACCCACGATGGTACGACAGGTGAAGGTGGACCGATTACATCTCTGTTTACAAATGCAGTAACATTTGGAACCGGAGCAGACACTGATATATCTGTAACATTTGATGCAAACACCAACGATGGTGTTATCACGTGGATGGAAGATGAAGACTACTTCCAGTTCTCAGATGAC